AAAGAGCAAGCGCAAAAAAGACGGAACTGACTTTACCTCAATGTGGGTTGTTGGTGTTGGTGCAGATGGCAATGATTATGTGATTGACGGCATACGCGACCGATTAAACCTAGCGCAGCGCACAGAGGCATTGTTTGAGCTTGTGCGCCGTCATCGTCCATCAGTGGTTGGCTACGAGGAATACGGTTTGCAAGCTGATATTGAGCACATAATCATTGAGCAAGAGCGCCAAAGTTACAGATTTCGCATAATCCCGCTTGGTGGATCGGTTAATAAGGAGGATAGGATACGGCGCATGATACCATCTTTTCAAAAGGCAAAAACATGGCTGCCGCAGTCGATGGTTCGGCAAATGGCTGACGGCGTGCAGCGCGACATCATTGCAGCTTTTAATGATGAGTACATATCATTTCCAGTTGGTGCGCACGATGATTCAATGGATTGTTTGGCGCGCAAAGAGGAATCCGAAATGAGGAAATACCTCACTTCGCCAGATCAAGCACAGAAGAATCCAACGGCCAGACCATGGAGGCCGGGTGATAAATCAATGGGGTTTGCGGGTTAATTTAAAAATTGAGGGTGAGATGATTCGTAAGCCAACTCATGTTATGAAGCAACGACCAAAATCCTGAAACGAAAAGAATAGCAAACCTAATTAGATTTCGATCTAAAGTAATCTATAATAACCTTTGCATAGTAAAGGGTTATTATAGAATTTAAAGGGATTTTAATGGTTCAACTCATCACGGTATCTGATGCCTCAAGTGTCTTGGGGGTATCAATAGATATTATACGTCGCTGGGAAAAAAAGGGGCTAATTAAAGCAAGGCGCGACGATAAAAATTATCGCGTTTTTGATATTAACGAACTACGACGTGCTCATGATAAATACGTGGGTGGTGATACTCAGCAAAATCGCTATAGTATTTTGAATGCATCCACAAAAACAAAATTTACTAGCATAGAACTATTTGCTGGTGCGGGTGGGTTGGCACTTGGCATGGAGAATGCTGGTATACAGAATAAGTTACTGGTAGAAATTGACGAACACGCCGCTGCTACATTAAAGAAAAATCGCCCAAAATGGAACGTGAATTGCGCTGATGTCAAAAATGTTTCGTATCAGGGATTAACAGCAGACATAGTTGTTGGTGGTTTCCCATGCCAAGCGTTTAGTTTTGCCGGAAATCAAATGGGATTTGAAGACGCACGCGGTACGTTATTTTTTGAATTGGCACGATGCATCAAAGAAGTTCGCCCTAAAATTGCTGTCGGTGAAAATGTGCGTGGACTCTTAACGCATGACAATGGCAATACATTACGCGCCATGTTGTCGATACTGGATGATCTTGGTTATCGTGTAGCATATCGCGTGCTTCGCGCTCAATACCTCGATGTCCCTCAAAAGCGAGAGCGATTAGTCATTATCGCGGTACGTAAAGATTTAGATATTCCCATATTATTTCCGATCGAAAAAGATTACACAATTTCAATGCGCGAGGCGCTTGAGAATGTGCCGCCCTCCCATGGGCAAGAATACCCCAAGCGAAAACATGACATCATGAAGCACATCCCAGAAGGCGGGTATTGGAAAGATTTGCCCATTCATGTACAAAAGGAATACATGGGAGCGAGTTTTTATCTTGGAGGTGGAAAAACTGGCATGGCTAGGCGGTTATCTTGGGATGAACCTTCATTAACGTTAACTTGTTCGCCTGCGCAAAAACAAACTGAGCGATGCCACCCAGAAGAGACTAGACCGCTCAAGGTGCGAGAATATGCGAGAGTACAAACGTTTCCCGATGATTGGGAATTCCAAGGGTCTATGCATTCTCAATACAAACAAATCGGTAACGCAGTGCCTGTGAATCTCGGCTATCATGTAGGTCGCTGCATTGTTGCTATGATTGAAAATGGAGCTAATTAACCATATGTGCCGTTGGGCACAATCCCCCTCCCCCTCCCAATCCCCCTCCCCCTCCCAATCCCCCTCCCCCTCCCAATCCCCCTACCAATCGCAATGCGGGTGCTGCTATTGGGGGGCGTGTGTCAGCGATCACCAATTCTGCTAGACGAGAGAGATTTTCGTCGTGACGCCGCATCACCTCACAACCCCGCCATAATTTGATCCAGTCGTTTTTTCTGTTATCAGAGGAAACTAATGCCGGGATCACCGAATTGTAGGGAGGTAACCAGGGAGTCATCGCGAATCTCACTAACGGTTGAACCTGCAATTGGAGTGTTTCCTCTCTGCACAGCCATGCCGCCAAATCGATTTTCTCCGCCTCCCATTGACGTTTGAGCCCGTCAAGCATATCTAGAGCCTCGGAGGCTGAATACCCACGGGCGCGCCATCGCTGTAGGTATTGATCTACGTTTTGCTCCATCTCGGCAATGTCCCTGAGCCGTTTCCGGTATTTAAGCGATTTTTTCCAGTTCTCAGGCGCTAACTCTGAGTTATATTCTCGAAACGCGCCTATGCACCCCTGGGCGAGACTGTCCGCGCTGCACGCATTAAACTCTATTGCACGATTAACGCCATTGGACAATCTCAATCGTAGGATAGACATTTTTGAGCTCCCTATTCTGGTGGTGGTTTAAAATGATTTTTTAATGAATCTCGGGTTTCTCACTGGGAACGTCCCAGCACCTACGTGGGCATCAATTGATTGCACATGGTTGCCCTGAGCATTCACAATACAACCATGTACGTATAATTGATTCCCATTATCTAGCGATTTCATATTCACGTAGCATTCCCCTACAGGGGCTTGAATTGTTTGCCACGCCCCGCCGAGAGCGATGCCCTCCTCATTTTCATGATGATTACGATGCAACTCTAATTCGATAATGTCCCCCTCCCAAAACGCATCATCGGGAATTTCCACCTGCCGAGTTAATATCTGTGTGCCGCCCGGAAAAAAATAATCCAATTGGTTGGGACGGTAGACATTCTCTTCTGTTGCCCGTGCTATTTCCCGTAACAAACTGGCGGGAGAGGAATATCCTAGACCCATGTAATGGGCCTTGCCTGGTGCATAATGGATGGTTACTGTTCTCATGATCTGGCTCCTGGAATTCGGGTTGCGGTTAATTGTCTAACTAACCTTAGACTCTAGTATAGTGCGCTAGTCTACTAAATGCAAGATAATTTTTAATTACAGAGATGTTATAGAAAAATAAGTGCACAAATTCATAGTTATAGTGCATAAATGAATTTGTGCACTGAGGTGAGTTTAGTGTCTACTGGCAGAAAAAAATTGAGCATAAAAAAAAGGTGTGATGACCAAAATCGGTCATCACACAAAACACACGCTGAAACACGTGTGCAGCGTAGTCGGCGACCTCCTCAAAATTGGCGTGTCATTCAACTATGAAATCAATGTGTTTCGCCTCACGCTATCGTGTATTTTTTCATGTTTTGGTTTTCGCTGGCGTATCGGATTTGGTAAATCATTATTCGTTGATGCATTCCGGCACCGTAATTAATATCTGCCTGCAAAATGAGAATATTTTGGCGGCCAGCCATACGTATCTGGATATTGATCCAAATAATCCATAGCCCAAAAATGATCAACACTCAATTTGCCATCGTGAAAATTAGCAGGATAACCAGAATATTCACCTGATGCTATAGTGATCGACACTGAAACAGTGCCGCTTGATGTTGTTAAATCGTTATTTTTTAACGCTTGCGATACCGTTTTAGGGCCATGCTCAAAATCACAATTATCGCAATCAATGTGCGAACCATTAATATGCCGATTGATTAAAATTTCTGTTGTGCGAGGTAAAAAAATTCGTTTCATGGCGGTTCCATTCATTTTTTCGGTTAGGAGTGAATCACTCCAATAACTACATTATATATCCCCATTGGGGATATATCAAGGCATTTTTTCATACTGTTGTTTTAGTGTTTCATGGTTAATAATTTCGTTGATAAATGCCCACATCGACGGAGCCATTTCTCGAAAATCATTCGAGTTATCGGGCAAAAGCCATTTATCTAATGTACGATCATTTCCATTCAAACGCGCCGCAAATTGGCTCCGCGTCATGCCTAATTTTTTCATCGCATCGCGCAAAAATTCCTGCTGATTCATTGCATATCCCATATATAAAATATCCCCATCACGTGTTAGCTCTAATTTAGCATAGCTCTGCATAAAGTCAAGTATTTTATGGTATAATTGAAATTCAAAACTTAAATTTGAGGTGAATCATGTCAGACAACACAAAAACAGCTCAGGAGAAAAACGCAGTCACTATGACAGACGGCCGCGTTGTTTATTTCTCGACTAATCAGAGAGTTAGTAAATCGCATCATATCGACCCAGCGACAAATAAAATTAAAATTTGTCTTGACTTTTGCAATGGGATAACTCGCTCGGTGGACGTCAATCCAATGTTAATGCTGCGTGCGGCAGCATTTGGTTATGAACATCGCCTCAGCAGCGTATTGCCTCGTGCAGAGTCAATAGAGGACGCTATTGAGTTGGTGGATGACGTTATTAATTTACTAAATGCGGGGGTCTGGTCGGTAATGGTGCCGGGGGGGAATGACGCAAATCGAGCGAGTCCTCTAGCTCTAGCATTAGCTGAATTAACAAATCGCCCCCTCATAGACGTCAAAAAGAAGTTGCGCGGTATGACTCAGCGGGAGAAAATGGCATTGCGTCAAGTGCGCAATGTAGCAGATGCTATTATTGCGCGTGAGCAGAAATCGCGCAGGCGCGCAGGCGTGGATGAGGCGACTGCGCAGGGAGAGCGTTTATTGCACAGTTTGTTTGCTGACACAGATGCTAACAAATAATACGTATGCACCAGATTGGGCGAAAACCACCCTGACTAAGTTTCATACTGCGCATTGCCCCAAACCGCAATCGGGTGGGGCGGCCATCCGTGGTAAACAGGGCGATTTAATCCTGACGCCATGCGAATTCATCGCCAAGATCGCAGCGTTAGTGCCACCGCCACGCACGCACCTTTCGAGCGACCCGGAGAATAGTCCCTGTGTCGTGATTAGCCACGATTGTGATTTGGCGCAGGCTCCTGATAAAGAGCCAAAAATTGAAATCATCGTTGGCAAAACGTGCAACGGCAATCATACACATGCCAAAAATTCACACACCTTGCACTTACCCTTCACGGCCTCGAACGGCGATACGATGTGGCTTGAATTTCCTATCCGTATTGGTCACTTGTGACCATCATTAATATTGAATATATCGGCAATTATCATGACTGACCAGGCTCTATCCAACATAACACCGTTCGCACCTGATTGGGTCTCGCCGCCGGGCGACACTGGCGCGATTGCCCTGATTATTTGCGCAAAAATTAATTGCCGAATTAAACAATGATGTATAATTAATTTGCGCGATGAATTCCACCATGCTTATTTTGGAGTGAATTAATTGCAGTATTTTACTATGTTTTAAAACGCCGTGACGGCGCAGGAGTTTTAACGATGGAATTCACCGCGCAAAAAGATCGCACCAACAAAAATAGCGTGCCGCAGCTATCAAGCGCTGGCGCATCTCACATCACCGACGCAGTTTATCTGCAAAATTATTCGCAAGTTAATTTTGCAATTAGCGGCGCAGGGGCGCAATCTGCCGCTCTAACTGTTGACACAATATCTGGCGCGGCAATCTATGATGTTTGGTCAGACGTTGATTGCTATATCAAAATCGCAACCACTGCAAGTAATGTCACAACTGCCACTGGCTACCTGCTACGTGCTGGCAACAGTGTTGCAATCATCGTTCCAACCGATAGCAAAATAGGCGCAATCACATCCGGCGCTGCTGGCACTATTTCATATCACAGGGTGGCATAATGCGCGCCCGGCAAATAAATGTAGCAACAGCAGCAATCAATAGCGGAACAATCGACGGTGCCACAATCGGAGCTACAACGCCAGCAGCAGGCACATTCACAACCGTAAACAAAATAATATTCACGCAGCCAGCTGCAAGCGCAACACTGACCATATTAAATGGCAAGACGGCAACTTTTAGCAATACCTTGACGCTCGCAGGGACAGACAGTACAACGATGACGTTCCCGACGACATCTGCAACGATTGCGCGCACCGATGCGGCAAATGCCTTTACTGGAAACCAGTCAATGTCTGGTTTTGTTGCGATTGGAACCACACCAAGCACTACCAGAACCCTGTATGTCGCCAAATCCAACACTGGCGGAACAACAGCCGTTGGCGTGCGAAGCGATGGTACATTTCAATCAGATGTTACATCTGTTGGAAAACTGTTTCAGGCTGTCACCGCAACGCAAGCAACAACATTCACACTTGCTGATTTGACAGCGTTTTCAGCGGAGCAGGGCGGGATTGGATCGGGATCGACGGTAACGAACCAATATGGATTTTCGGCGCAAAGTTCGCTGACTGGCGGGGCGAATAATTACGGCTTTTACAGTAATATTTCCAGCGCATCGGCGAGGTGGAATTTTTTTGCAAATGGAACCGCAAACAATGCATTTGCAGGTAATACACGCTTTGGCGGCACCACTGCGCCAACAGTTGCGATTGATGTTACCGGGGCTGTTTTGGTATCTGGCACTATCACTCCATCTGGCGGCATTGTCGGCACCACTGCCGGGGGCGATGCGACAGCGGGGAATGTCGGCGAATACCTGAGCGCATCTCTTGCGGTCGGTTCGGCTACGTCATTAACTACTGCAACAGCAAAAACAGTTATAAATTTATCTCTAACCGCTGGTGATTGGGATATAACGGGTGTAATTAACTTCATTCCTGCTGCGTCAACAAATACCACCCTCCTTTTTATGGGAACATCAACCACAGACAACACAATAGGCGCAGACAATAGCTATGCATCAAACGCTTATCCCGTAAGCGGCAATGTAACCACATCAGGGCACTATAGAAAAAATGTACCAACGGTAAGAGTTAATATATCCAGCACTACAACAATTTATCTGATTGCACAAGCAACATTCACGGTTAGTACAATGACGGCATACGGCACCATTTGCGCCAGAAGGGCGCGGTAATGGGTCTCGCACCTAAACGTAGCAGCGATTGGGTGGTGCGCGTCCAATCATTATCAACCTCCCTCGTCGAAAAACGCACTGAAGCAATTAACGGGCGCAAAGGTTCCGGCATTGAAACGCAATGGGATGAGGACACGGCCTACTTAGCTGGCGAGAATTCGATGGAAAGCATTTCAACGATGATGAAGCCGTCGTCACCTGACGGGTCTTTTACCATGGCCCATAGTGATTCTATAGGCGATACCTGCTCAACCGCGTTTTTAAATATCACGCAGCCCTATGCTGCTGCTGCATCAGCGCGCATCAGCGATATGCTACTTCCTAACGACGATAGAAATTGGGCATTGCGCGAAACCCCCATGGCTGATCTTGCATGGCCGCAGTTGCCAGGTGGACAGTCAGTCGCTCAAGCCATGCCGCCAACACCGCAGCCACAATGTGCGCGGGAAGTGACTGCTGATGAAGAGCGCACGCAGGATGAGGCAAGCGACTTAGCTAGGCGCGCAACAAAAGTCATTGATGATTGGTTGGTGGAGGGCAAATGGCATCCAGCGGTGAGGCGCGTCATTGAATCAGCTGCTGGAATGGGAACTGGCATACTAAAGGGGCCATCACCCATCTATAAGCAATCAACGTCTGCGCAGAAAAAAAAAGATGGCGTGTGGAAGTTGAAAATTGAGCAGAAATTAATACCATCATCGGCGTGTGTAAGTTTATGGAACTTTTACCCTGACCCGGCATGTGGTAATAATATTCAGAACGGCGAATATGTTTTCGAGCGATCGAGAATATCTCCGCGTCAATTATCAGAACTTTGCAATCAAGGTGAAAATTATATTGCTGAAATGATAAATGCTTGCATTGATGAAGGTCCGATGGATGCAATCAGTGGAAATAAAAAGTCAGGCAAACAGCAATTCGATATGTGGGAATATTACGGTTTTCTTGATCGTGATGAGCTTGAATTAATCGGTTGCAATTGCGATTCAATTGATGATGACGTAAAAGATGTTCCTGCCATTATTGTGATGGTTAATAGTCGCGTAATAAAAGTGGCGCTATCACCGCTAGATAGCGGCGAGTTTCCATACGATATAATGGTATGGCAGGAGATGTCTGATTTCTGGGCTGGCATCGGCATTGCGCATCAAATCCGTACCTGCCAAAAAGGCGTCAATGCTGGCGTGCGTAACATGATGGACAATGCTGGACTTTCTGCGGGGCCGCAAATTATCATTGACCAATCTCAAATTGAGCCGCTCGATGGTGAGTGGGCGCTATCTCCGCGCAAAGTTTGGCTGAGCAGGCCAAACGCGCAAGGGATTAATGTTGGCGAGGCTTTCAAAATAATCTCAATTGAAACGCGGCAAATTGAATTGCTCAACATTATTACATTCTGGCTTACTCGCGCGGATGAAGTTACCGGACTTCCTCAGCTATTAAGAGGGCAGCAAAGTAATATAAGCGAAACGCTCGGCGGGATGAACTTGCGACAAAATAATGGAACGTCTGTAATGCGGCGCATCGTACATGCCTTTGATGATAGGATTACAGAGCCGCACATCTCACGCTATTACGAATGGCTGCTGATGCATGGTCCTGACGATGCCAAGGGTGATTTACAGATTGATGCACGTGGCTCTTCGGCGCTGCAAGAGCGTGATATGCAAAGCCAGGTTATGCAACAAATGCTTGGGGCATCACTCAATCCGTCGTATCAAGTCGATCCAGCAAAGCTTATGGCTGAATTTTTAAAGTCAATGCGGTTTGATCCTAAACGGCTGACTATCGACCCGCAAAAACTTGCTTCTATGGCACCGCCAGCGCCTCCACCTGACCCGCGCTTACAAGTTGCGCAGATGTCTTCACAGGATAAGGAAAAGGCCATGATGGCCGCAGCAAATGAACACAAATTGCAATTAGCATTTGCTGCCGATCAAGCGGAGCGAGATAGACAGCAAGAGCTTGTCATGGTTCAGTTTGAAAAAGAATCTGGTCAGGTAGGCATGGGCGTTGATAGAAAAAATGTAGAGGATGGATTAAGAACAAAAATTGCAATTGAGACAATGAAATTGCAATTGCAAAAAGAACTATCTGAAAAGGCTGCGCTTGCTAATGCGAAAACTCCCGATGTTACAACGCCACCTTCTGAGCCAGAAGGACGGGCTAACGCAGGGGAGGCATATCAAGCATGAACATGACCCGGAATGAAGATTTTAATTCGCCTACATGGCGTAGGTTAAAAGAATATTGCAGCGTGCGAATGCATGATTTACACGTGCAATTGGAAGGTGATTTGACCCCTGACGCAACGGCAAAGGTTCGGGGTCGAATTATGGAATTGAAATTAATTTTGACGCTCGATCAACCAGTGCCGAAATTGCCAGCGAAGACGAAATAATCATGGCTACCGATAACCAGCAGGATAACAGCAAGCAAGCAACACAAGCAACACAAGCCGCATTTGATGGCGTTACAATGATGACGGAAGCGCCAAGCGCCACACTGCCTGCCATTGACAATGCCGCTAAAGCGACGACGCAAGCCGAGGCCGCGCCAAAGCAAGCGAGTGCCAAGCCAGCAGTTAAGCAAGACTGGGAAATCAAGATTGAAAAGATGCAAGCCGATCATGCGAAGGCACTGGAAACAGCGCAAAAGAATGCGGCGAAAGCGAACGGTCAATATGGAGCCACGAAGCAACGGTTAGATAAGTTGCTAGCAGAACAAGCGGCAATTGAAGCTGATGCGAGTAAGAAGAAGTCGGATGCACGCGCTGCCACATGGCAGGAGTTTTCAGGTAACTTCCCAGAGTTTGCGGAGCCAATGGAAGCGCGTCACGCAGAAATTGAAGCAAAGATTCAGCAGCTTGAAATGCAGCTTGGGAGCAAAATACAACACAAAGCAAGTGCCGACGAGCCGCCAGTAGACAGCTCGCCTGACATTGAAAGTCAAGTTACGCAAAAAGTTTCAGTTCAGCTATTCGCAAAATTACACCCCGACGCAAAAAAGCACGCATGGTCTGTAACTGAGAACGGCGAGAGTGTACAGAAGTATTCGCCTGAGTTTCAGCAATGGCTAAGCACTTTGCCTGAAGATGAGCAGCAAGAAACTACCGAATCGTGGGACGCAGCATTTGTTTCACATCAATTCACAAAATTTGAAATATGGAACGGCGCACGCACAAGCGGCGCTGTAAAACAAAAGTTTGCGTCACAGCAGCGCGTTCAAGGAGCAGTACTTCCGAGTGCGTCAAAGGCACCTGTAAGTAGTGCACTAACGCCGCAACAGGCTTTTGACGCGGCATAACTAAAAAGGATTATCATCATGGCTATCCATAGCTATTCCACCGTAACACCTCGCGTGGCCGCAATTCGTGGCCGCGTTATCAAAGCGGCCATTCCGCAAATGTCTGTAGGCATTTCTGGCAAACAGGAAAAAATGACAGATGGCAGATCTGATACGATTATTTTTGCATCTTACTTGCCAATTGGCGCAACAACGGCTAGCCCAAATACGTGGAGCATGACCCCCGCCGATTACGAACTACAAGAGGGCATGACGCCGGATTCTCGCGCACTCAACCGCCGTGATATTCCTGTAACGCTCAAAGAATACGGCATTTTGTACCAGTATTCAAGCAAGCAAGAGCAAATGGGTGAAGACAATATTCCAGATGAAATGAAGCAGCAGGCAGGGCAGGCAATGGGTTTGCTGATTGAAAAAATCCAATGCGGCGTATTGCGCACATGCACGAATCAATATTTTGCTGGCGGCTCGTCGCGTGCGACCGTGGCAAAGCCAATCAGCATTAACCTGGTTCGCCTCATTGTCGAAAATTTGCAAAATAATCGGGCGATGGAAATCACCAAGGTTTTATCTGCCTCGCAAAGTTACGCGACGCAGCCCGTAAATGGGGGGTATCTCGTTTTCGGCAATGTTGGACTTGCTGCTGACATTAGAGATATTCCGCACTTTATCGATGTTAAAGAATATGCCAGTGGGTCGGCAGTCCACGCAAAAGAGATTGGTGCCGTTGAGCAGTTCCGTTTTATTCTGACTCCAGAAATTGACAAGTTCATTGATTCTGGCGCGGCAGTTGGGGCTACCGGCTTAACCAGTACCAGCGGTACGTTGATCGATGTTTATCAATTTTTCGTTATTGCTGAAAACGCATGGGCTGACATTGCAACTCGTGGCGTAAATGGCATCGAAGAACACGAGGTCGCGCCGAATAAGAAAGATCATGCCGACCCGATGGGTCGTCGTGGCTTTTTCGGTTGCTCATTTTGGAGTGCGCCATTTATCCAAAACGATGGGTGGATGGCAGTTGGCAATGTTGGCATTACAAATAAAACCGCGTAATCGAAAGGAAACATTATGACCGCTCAAAACAATACAATTGATGTTCGTTGCCACACGCATCCTGCGCTTGTAACTGGTACAACTGCAAGCTACACAACAACTGTAACGGTTGTTGGTGTGATAAATGGTAAATTTGTTACCGGGCTTACTGCACAAACAAATGCTGCGCTGCCAACTACCGACGTTAATACATCGGCGGCATTTCTCGGGCTGTTGCGTAGTCAGGGAACTGTGCTTGTGTGGGGGCAAAATGCAGCAGGCACAACACAAATTGCACAAGGCACGATTGAAGACTTGGACACGGCTGGCAACTTTATTAATGCGCCACAATTCCCATCAATCCCAGACACCATGATGCCGTTTTCTTATCAGGTGCTAAAGGCTGGAGTCACTGCGTCGGCTACAGTGAAACTTGTTCCGGGTGTGGATGCATGGGCAGCAACAGGATACACGAATGCTATTGTGCCAATTGCCACACTGCCAGTCCGCCCACAAGTTGCATAAGGAGTGTGAAAAATGAATGACGAAACACAAACGACAGAACCAAAGAAGAGCGCAAAGCGCGGCCCCAAGCCAGGGGCGCGGACAGCCGCAATCAACCCGGCGCAATACGCGGCTGACATGGGCGAAATCAAGGTCTTGATTGCAGATATGGCGGGGGTTATGAAAGGAATGCAACAAGCGATTAATAACCCCGTCATTATCCGAAAGGAACCCTATAGTGCTGAAATGCCAAATCAGGAGCAAATCTTATCTGCTCAGAACGGTGAATTTAAGGTGCTTAGTGAAGTTGGATTTGAAACTCAGGGTGACGTCAAAAACCCCGGCGTTGATAAGTACCACAAAGACTTAGCAATGCTCGAAGATGAGCTAACGGTTTACACCCCGGAAAATGACGACCCAAAAGATACATGCTTTTCCGTTACCAATAACGGCAAGATGCAAATTTTTATTCGTGGACAAACGCAGCAAGTCAAGCGCAAATTTGTTGAGATGATATTGCGCTTGCGCCAAAAAAAATATGAAAGTGTTGACAATCCAGACCGTGACGCGGAAGAAGCAAAGTTTCAGCGTATGACCTCTAACGTGCGCCATCGAATTGAAATTGTCAACGACCCAAGCCCACGCGGCAAGCAGTGGCGTGAACAATTGATTGGACAAAGATAAAAGGAAAAGTGATGTCTACTCTTAAAGTACTACAGCGTTTTGCGCAAAGCATTCCTGACCCAAGAGCAGCAGGTGCGCTTACAAGCATCTTAAATCGCATCATCCCAGACAGCGTGAACAATGCTGTAACTGCGCTTGCTGGTGGTGGTCAATCCAATGCAACTGCGCTAAAGATCGACGCCGCATTTCACAACGTAACGACCGTTGCCACTGCTGCCGACTCGATAAAGTTGCCCGCTGCGGTTGTGGGTGAGCTTCATTTCGTTAAAAATTCGGCGGCTGCATCAATGCAGGTTTTCGGCAGTGGCACCGATACGATTGATTCCGTTGCGACGGCTACAGGTGTACCGCAAGCGGCGGGTGATGGCGTGCTTTATTTCTGCGTTACCAATGGTAATTATTTACGCATTGGCGGAGTGGATGCGACGGAAATATTTACTACATTGACCACAAACACGATTGCAGGCGGCACCACTCCACTGGCAATTAACGGGCAAGCAGCCGCGCAGGGCGGCACTGTTGCTATCACTGGCGGCACATCTAGCACATCGGCAAACGCTGGTGGCCCAATCACTGTAACGGGAGGAGCCCCAGGCGCTACAGGTGTAGGCGGGGCTGTTACGGTGATTGGCGGGGCTGCTGTATCTGGCGCTGGTGGTGCTGCGTCATTTGCTGGTGGCGCTGGTGGATTGGCTGGGGCTGGTGGCGGTGTGACTATCACTGGTGGGCTGGCTGGGGCGACCAATGCCACTGGCGGCGCGATTCTGGTTACTGCTGGGGCTGGTCAAGGCACTGGCTCGGGTGGCGTTGTAACATTGACGGGCGGCGCGTCTGGCGCTGGTGCCACTGGCAACGGCGGGGCCATTAGCGTTGTCGGCGGTGCTGCTGCATCAACAAATGGAACGGGCGGGGCATCTGGCATTAGAGGTGGCGTCGGTACTGGTACTGGCACAGGTGGCGCAGCAACGCTTACAGGTGGCGCTTCCGGTTCGGGTGCTACTGGCAACGGCGGGGCAACCACGATTACGGCTGGCGCAGCGCTATCAACAAACGGCACTGGCGGTGCAGTATCTGTAACTGCTGGCGCGGGTAGTGGCTCGGGTAATGGTGGATCAATATCCAAAACAGGCGGCGCGGCCGGAGCAACTGGTACGGGCGGCAATGCTGCGCTGACGGGTGGCGTGGGTGGCGCCACATCCGGCGCAGGCGGTACGGCGATTGTCTCAGGCGGCGCGGCTACGACAAGCGGCGCAGGTGGATTATCGCGTGTAATTGGCGGCGCTGGCGCTGCTGCTGGTGCTGGTGGTGCGGCGCAGTTGACTGGCGGACTTGGCGGTGCTACTGATGCAATCGGCGGCGCGGCAACTGTTACTGCTGGGGCAGGGCAGGGCACTGCGGCGGGTGGCGTGGCATCCATCGCAGGCGGTGCATCAGGTTCCGGAGCAACTGGTAATGGTGGCGCTGTATCGGTTTTGGCTGGTGCTGCGACTTCAACCAATGGCACTGGCGGGGCTGCAACATTAACGGGCGGTGTCGGTACAGGCTCTGGCAATGGGGGTGCAATTACCATTACCACTGGCGCAGCCGGGGCAACTGGTGTTGCTGGCGCTATGGCAATTTCTGTCGGCGCTGCAACGTCTGGCAATGGCTCCTCAATTACTATCACTGGGGGCAATGGTGCGGGTGGCACAAATGCGGGTGGTAATATTAATCTTGTGCCGGGCGCGGCAGTGTCTACAGGAATTCCAGGAAACATCCAAATCAATGGCGTTGCTGGCATTCACGCCGCGCATTGGCATCAAGCTACAAATGCGACAGTTCCAGTTTCCGGGCAAAGCAATACGATTTTTATTGCTATGCGCGCCTACCGTGTTATTTCCGTTTCGATCATTTGCAGCAGTACGGGGACGGTTCCGACGGTTGATGTCAAGATCGAAACCGGAACTACTGCGCCGGGTAGTGGAACGTCTGTATTGACTGGCGTGGTAACATTTTCAGGCACCGCCAATACGCTTGTTGCTGGGACCATTACCGGGACGGTTGCTAATTTGACGCTTGCGGCTGGCAATCGCATATCGGTGACATGGGGTGGTACGGTTGGCACCATATTAAACGCATCCGTTGCCGTTTTGCTGGCGCCAATCTAATCATGAACTTCCTCGAACTGTGCCAAAGGCTGCGCCAAGAAGTCGGCGGCGCAGGGACGGGGCCGACTTCCACCGCAAGCCAGACGGGCGAAAGCGATAGGCTCGTTCAATGGATAGCTACCGCTGATGAAGATATTCAGAGGGCTAGAGCAAACTGGAATTTTATGCGAGCAGCATTCACAGTGCAAACTACTGCTGGCGTAGCGGCATATTCTGCCAGTGATTGCGGCATTACTGCATTTCGTGACTGGGTGCAACGAAGATTTAAATCTTACTTAACATCTGGCGGCGTGGCTGGTGAAATAATGCTTCACAAAATTGAATATGACCAATGGTATGAAGTTTATAATCGAGGTACTCCAATAACTGGCAGTCCTTCTACATTTACAATATTGGCTAATCAAAGCTTTTCTCTCGCTCCAATTCCAAGCGGGATATTCACAATAAGTGGCGAGTATCAAAAAAAAGTTACTACGTTATCGGGAGACTCAAGCACGCCAGCCTATCCAGAGGAATATCATTTACTTGCAGTTTATAAAGCCATGATGTCTTATGGTAGATATACTGGCGCAACTGAGGTTTATCAAGATGGATACAACCGTTATGTAGAAATGATGGCACAAATGGAATTAACTCAATTGCCGCGCATTCGATTATGCGGCCCACTTACATGAGAGTTAAAATTCCAGCCCATCAAAGTAAATTCTATCCTTTTCAAGGCGGACTTGATTTGACATCGCCGCCAATCCAGATCAACCCCGGCGCGCTACGCGCTTGCTTAAATGTGGAGATTGGCGTGAAAGGTGGTTATTTGCCGCTTGGTGGGTATGAGCGATTCTCTGGAAAGGAAAAACCATCTAATGCGGTTTATGCAGTGCTGCCTTGCGTGATCACTGGTTCGCTTAGCATTGGCAATGTGCTAACTGATAACACCGCGGCGGCATTTGGTACGGTGATTGCAATCACCGCCGCAGAAATTATTTTGACGCTGGTAACAGGGACTTTTGCAATTGGTAATGTGAAAGTTGGCGCATCCGTCGTAGGCACATGCAGCGCAGCGCAAAGTGACCCTATAGCGGAAACGCAAGCTATCGACGCGACATACCGCAATCTTGCCGCTGACGTGTACAGAGCTTTGATTGCAGAGGTTCCGGGAGAGGGGAATATTCTTGGCGTTTGGCAGTATGGCGGTAAGGTCTATGCGTTTCGCAATAATATTGGACTTACCGCTGCCGTGCTTCACGTATCTAGTGCCAGTGGATGGACGGCCGTGACGATGATGAGAGAATTAGTGTTTACGTCTGGCGGGGTATATGAGCCTGTAGAGGGAGACGTAATCACCGGGGCAATATCAGGCGCAACGGCGACTATTAAGCGTGTGTGCTTGAGGTCTGGATCGTTCGCCGCTGGTAATGCTGCTGGTTCGCTGATTATTAATACCCAAGTTGGTAATTTCGTGGCTGAAAATTTGGATATTCCGGCACACCTCAATTCAGCAACCGTGACGGCAAACAGCGCCGCAATTAGCTTTGCGCCAAGTGGCCTTTTTGAGTTTGTAAATTGGAATTTTGGCGGCGCAAGCGGAACAAATAGAATGTATGGCTGCGACGGAAAAAACAAAGCGTTTGAATTTGATGGTACGGTATTAGTACCTATCACAACCGGGATGGCGGCCGATACCCCGCTACACATCCACGCGCATAAAAACCAGCTTTTTCTTTCGTTTGGTAGTTCGGTGCAACATTCAGGCATCGGGTTCCCATACTCGTTTACTCCGGTATTCGGTGCAGCAGAAATCGCATGTGGCGATACCGTGACGAATTTCCTTTCGGTGCCGGGCAACCAATCAGGCGGCGCGCTAGTGATTTACACAAAAAACCGCACGCTTGTTTTGTACGGCAATGATTCGACGGACTGGAATTTGGTACCTTTTAGCGAAGAAGCAGGTGCGCGTGCGTACACTGCGCAGTATATTGGGCGCGGCGTGGTATTGGATGATCAGGGTGTTATGGCGATTGACACAACGCAAAATTTTGGAAACTTTGCTGCATCGGCACTATCCCAGCAAATCGCGCCGCTCATTGATTCGCTCAACGATAACTACTCACCGATTGCAAGTTGTATATCGCGCAAAAAAAATCAATACCGACTGTTTTACACATCCGGAAATGCTGTCTACATGACTATGCGGCAGGATAAGGTTCTGGGTTTTACGAGCATAACCATTCCTGACCCAGTGACGTGCATGTGTTCGCAGGAAGGGGCAACAGGACGTGAAGAAATTTACTTTGGCTCAAGCGACGGGTTTATTTATCAAATGGACGTAGGAACATCTTTTGACGGCGCCCCAATAAACTGGTATGCATCGCTGGCATTTAACCATTTCGGATCGCCTCGCGCAATCAAAACTTTTCATAAGGCGATTCTAGAAGTCACGGGAACGAGCTATTGTGAATTTGCACTAACAAGTGCAATTGCTTATGACTCTACCGAGTTTGACCAAAACAGCACAACATCAGCTAGCATTGAATTATCAAGCGCAGCATGGGATTTATCAACATGGGATAAGTTTTATTGGGACAGTAGGGCGCTATCCCCCACCGAAATTGATATTTGTGGGGCAGCAGAAAACATTTCTCTGATATTTAGCGGAAACAGCGACGAGTTCAAACAATTTACATTGCATTCTGCAATTGCTCACTATACGCCACGGCGCTCTATGAGGTAATTTATGTCAAATGACTATTTTAATACAGACGGAAACCCGGCAAATAATTCGGCAGCAAAATCATCTGTCATACGAGCAATTATTTCAGCTATCAGCGCAGGATTCGATAAGCTCCCGGCACTATCAGGAAACGGCAGTAAAATAATTGCGGTTAATTCTGGTGGAACCGCCTTGGAATCTGTTGCTGTTACTGGCACTGGTAGCGTTGCACGGTCAATAAGCCCAACATTAACCACTCCGGTGCTAGGCGCGGCCACGGCCACCAGCGTCAACAAAGTTACAATCACCGCGCCAGCCACGTCAGCAACCATAACTATTGCCGACGGCAAGACGCTCACTGTAAGCAACACAATTACGCTTACCGGGGCAGATAGCGCCACATTAAATATATCAGATGTTGCAGCAGCGACAGCGCTAGCGGCATCATCTGGATCGGCTCTTGTTGGCTTTATCCAGTCTGGCACTGGTGCAGTTGCGCAAACTGAGCAAGGAAAATTGCGCACGGTTGTCACTGATGGTGATTTCTCAACATATCAACAGGCAGCAATTGGCGCTATTGGGAAGACTTTTTTTGTTCCTGTCGGCGCGACTGTTTCGCTGACAGTGCCGACGGATGTAGCGACGATTGCCGCAGCAATTACGGCAATTGCTAGATGGATCATTCCAGCAGATGCAACGGTGCAAATTATTGTGCCAACTGGATCCACGTCATTGAGCACGCCAACCGCGTTTAATCACCCGTATGGGGCACGCGTAGAAATAATCGGCACGACCCCTGTATCAATAACTGGCACCACCCTAGCCGCCGCCGTATCTGGCAGTGCTGGCGCATATTCAGTTCAGATAAACGTTAGTGCAGTTGCTGGAATATCGGCAAATGACTATGCGATTATCCGCACGGTAACAGGCACTGGGCAATATGTATTGTTCAATGGCATATTTAAAATTACCGCCGTTGGGGCTAGCACCATTACCATACTGCATACCGCACAAAATGCGGCATGGCCAACAAATACAATGACGGGCTGTGTAATTACTGTAATTAAAAGCATGGTCTACTACACTGGCTGCGATGGATTTAGAATTGATGGCCCGCTTGGAAAAATAAATAATATTGCGCTTGTTGGTGACCGCTCATCCGGCACAATTGGCTTGATCGCGTCACGCGCTGAGAGTAGTTATAAGGATTTCGGGCGCGTTTTATGCGGGGATTCTTTTGGCGTTATTGGATTTGGTGATGCGGGAGTAATGGCGCTAATGAATGGCGTGATTGATGCTAGGTATATTGCATCGGCAAACAACCTTGCATACAACCTGTTTGCGCAACATGGTGGCCGCATTATGGCTAATAATTGCGTTGTTTGTGGCGCGGGTGACTCTGGTCTGTATGCGCATAGCGGCGGTGACATTTGGGCAGAGAGCGGTATTTCAAGTGGAAATTTGCTGTATGGTGCTTTTTGCATATCTGGCGGCTCGATACTGATGCAAAACGGATTTGTTTGGTCTAATGTATCGGATGGCTGGCGAGCATCATGGGGCGGCGCTATACGCGCCCCATCAATTAGCTCCCGATACAATGGCGCGAATGGCGGGTTTGCAAATGACGGCGGTGTTGCTGTTGTAACGTCCTCAACACTATCAAACAATAATGGTGCGGGAGTCTATACTCAGAGTGGCGGCAGTATTGACGCAACAAGTAGCACTATGTCATCCAATGTGCAACACGGCGCATATTCTGACGGGGGATTTATTGACTGCCCATCGTCAACAGCATCATCAAATACGATCAATGGCTATACGGCAGTAAATGGCGGCGTTATTCTTGGGAACTTATTGACCGGGTCTAGCAACGGCACTTACTTATGTTCCGCATCAACTTCCGGCTATATTCGCGCTACCAATGCGTCGGCATCTGGGCAAACGCTGTTTGTGTCGTCAAGCGGCATGATTGATGCAACCAGCGCGACCGGGACGCCGACATTGACGCGCAGTGCTGGTGGAATCATTCTAAATACATCTGGCGATTTGCTCTATGGCGCGCTGACTCCATCCAGCATTAGCGCCAATGGCGCAACGGAAACCGGGGTTATAAACGCAGCAAAAAATAGCACATACAATAGCGAGTCAACATCGGCATTATGCGCGCAAAATATCGCTGACCCCCTGAAAATGCTTGTGGCTGGCTATGACAACACTTTTGATTATGGGTATATTCAAGCATTGCGCTCTACAAGTGGCTACAAAAATATTGCGTTAAATCCGAATGCTGGCAATGTCGGAATTGGGTTAGTCACAAGCTCGCCAACTGCGCGACTGCATTTGCCAGCGGGGGCGGCTGGGGCAAATTCTGGCCCCCTTAAATTTACATCAGGCATTGTTCAATCTACCGCTGAGCCGGGGACAATGGAATACAATGGCACAAACTTATTTTTTACGAGATCTGGCACAACGCGAGAAGGCGTTCTTACGCAAAGAGCAGTTACAGCAGAGGTTGTTGTTAGCGATACTACCGTAACTGTCAACATCGACGGCGTCGAATATAAGCTTCTCGCTAAAGCGTAGCAAAGAAATCTCATTCACAATTTTTTAATTAGGAATATTATGCCCGGTTTATTATCAAGCAGTAAAATAGTTAGCTCAACAAAGCCGGGCTTGTTGGGCGCTGACGTAAATTCTTTTTATCAACAATCGCTTGGGCGCACGGCTAGGGAAGATGAGCAGAATTATTGGGTTGACGCGGCAAGCAAGGGCGTTGATGCTGGCACGCAAATTGCCAACTCACCCGAGGCACAGCGCTACGCGCAATCAAAGGTTATGCAGACTGCTACGCCAATAATGCCACCAGCAGCTATTAGCGCGCCACCAGCTCCACCGCAAAACGCAAGCCCGGCGGCATATACTGCGCCCACAGCAGCGGCGACGGCGACAAGCTATCAGACGCGCAACGCGCAATCTGAATCGTATCAGGCTAAGCCATGGGAGGTTAGCGGAAGCCAGACCGTAGCGGAGCAGATACGACAGATCACGGACAGCGGATCACCGCTTATGCAGCAAGCCGAAGCAGCGGGTATTGCCGCAGCAAATCGGCGCGGCTTATCAAACTCCAGCATTGCCGTTGGCACGGCGCAAGATTCGCTATACCGCACCGCACTACCGATTGCACAGCAAGACGCTAGCACATATGCGCAATCGGCACAGTTCAGCGCAAACGCGCAGAACCAGGCAGCAGCACAAAACGCACAGCTTGGCACAAACGTATCGTTATCAAACGCACAGCAAGCCAATGTTGCCGCCGGGGCTAATGCTGCCGCATTAAATTCAGCATCGCAATTTAATGCCAATGCATCAAACGTGGCGGCGCTTACTGCTGTTGATGCCGCCTTGAAAAAATCACTTGCTGATTTGCAGGCAAATACCACGCTTGCAGCAGCGGATAAACAATACCAGACACAAATTGCTATTGCTGACGCGCAAAATAAAACCAACGTTGCCATATCAAACGGCGACAATGCGACCAAACAGATATTATCCAACCTCGACGCAAATACGCGACTTGGGCTGGCGCAAATTGACGCCAATACGAAAATAGGCGTGGCAAATCTTGATGTTAAGTCGCGCTTAGAATTAGCAAAGATTGATAATGAAAACAAGCAATTGTTGCAAACCAATACAAACGCCGCGGAAATGTATCGTCAGTATTCGGTCAATCTTGCCAATATTCAAAACAATGACAAGATGGATCAAGCTGGTAAAGATGCAGCTATTACAACCCAATTAAATTCGCTGAATGCTGGATTGCAAGCGGTTGGCGAGGTTTCAAAGTTGGATTTAAGTAAGTACTTCCAAAAAGCAGAAAACAAACCAGCGCCCACGGCACCAGCAGCGCCAATTAACATATCATCGCCATTAGTAAATTATGATAGCGGCGGGGGCGATGGCGGCGGGGGTGATGGCGGCGGGGGTGACTAATGTCCAGTGATTGCAAAACTTATCTGTATCGCGAGCTTGCCAGGTTGCAAATTCTGGATAGGGATTTATTTATGAGTGCAATCAAGGATTACGACACATTAGAATTATTACGAAATGGTGTTCACGTTGGGTTCTTGATACAGAATAAAAATGAAATTCATTTTTATTTAACAAAAGAAAAAGCCTTAAAATACTCGGTTTGGTTATTAAGGCGAGTTGTCAAGCCTCTGCTTGAAAAGTATAGTGAATTGATTACTTTTTCACCTTGCAATAATGATAGTTTTTTGCTGCGTGCCGGGTTTGTTAGTTGCGGGATGGTTGGCAAAATGCATAAGTTAGTATTAACGAAAATAAAATTAAAGGGGACAAAATGCCATTTGTAGCTATAGCAGCAGTCGCAGGCGGCGCGGCAGTGGCGGCAGGGTTGGTAACGGCCGCGACATTAACTTGTGTTAGCATTGGTCTAACGGTTGTTGGAACGCTAACCAAAAGCAAAGAGTTAACCCAACTCGGTGCAGGTCTTGGGCTTGGTGGCGGTATTGCATCGCTATTTAGTGGGGCTGTAGGTAGTGTGGCGGGTGCGGCTGGCGAGGTGGTTAATGGTGGGATTGGCGCAGTGTCGGAAGCAGGTTTTGATACTTGGGCGGCTGGTCAAGGCGCTGCTGAATCTTCCGTTGGGTTAGCTGAATTTGGCGGTTCTGCGCCAAGCTTTGAAACTGCGGGGCTGGCTGCGCAGTCTGGATCTACCGGGTTAATCGGTTCAGCGCCAGCACCGCTAGCAAGTCAACCCTCAACATTTGATGCTGCATCCATGAACGCGCCAGCGCCAGCGCCAGCGCCAGCGCCAACCACCGCCGCATCAACGGCTTCAGGGGCTGTCGCTCCACCATCGGACACAACTTCATTTGGTATTAAAAATTGGTGGTCTGGTCTTACCGATACGCAAAAAAATAATGTCATGCAAATTGGCGGCAAGGCCGCAGAGGGGCTTTTTGCTGGATGGTCAGCAGAGCAAAAAAATGCGCTTGAGCGCGAGCGCATCAATCTTGAGCAGCAGAAATATAACACACAGCAAGCGAATGCGAACGCGCAACCAGTTATCTCATATAAACCAGTTGGGCTATTAGCAGCCGGGGCAAAATAATGCAAAAAATTACCGACCCAATTTTAAAGCAGGCGGCGGCGCAAGTTGATGCAAAAGTGCAGCCAAATTTGCGCCAAAGTTACGATTCTATAATAACCGCTGGCATGGATTTGATGTTTAATAAATCTACGAATCGCTACCTACATGAGGCACTTGGTGATGGTGCAAACCTAGAAAAGACAGTGCCTGATTTGATGGCTGGCGGAATGATGCTGCTGTACAACGAAAGCAAGCGCGAAATGTCAATTGATGCGGCGATGCTGGCGATTGTGCCGTTAATGTGCCAAGTTTTAGAATATGCAGAACAAGCGCTTGATGCTGAAATAACGCCTGAAATGGTCGCAAAAATCACGCTTGAATCCTATCGCGCAGTTGCAAAACGCTTTGGCCTCGATAAGCAACCAACAATAAATGGCGTGACGCAACCAGGCCCACAGCCGCAGATGGCAGGCGGCTTGCCTGGCGCGCAATCGCAGCGGGGGGTATAAATGGGCATGGGTCTTTTGTTTGGCGCGCTTGCTGGCGCTGGTGGTGCCATAGCCGATATTGCCAAAAAAGATCAGGACGCAGCCAGCGATGAAAAGCGCGCCCGTATGCTTGCCGATTTGGAGGAGCAAAAGACATTGCGAATTGAGGAGGCTCGCGCACAACGCCAACGGCAAGCAGGTATTGCGCAAGGCTCGCAGATTGCAAGCGAGGCAAGCCGCTTGCGTGGTCAAAGTGACGCGGCGGCAATAAATGCAAAATTTGGGTCAAATGCCGCGGCTGAAGATGTGGCGGCATTGGACAATAACCCCGGGGCACGAAAAGCTTACGGACTGCCGGAATTAGGGCGACTTGGGAGCCTGGAAACTCGCGCTCAAGCTGCTGAAAATCTTGGGTATCTTGACGCATCACGGGAAACGCGAGGGTTAATTCAAGCGGAAATAGGCAATTTGCGAAACGAGGCTAACGACAAGGCTACTAACCGACGGCTTGATTTAGCTGAGGCAAACAGTGCCCGAAGCGCGGCAAGACAGGAGGCATTAGCCGCTGCGCAGATCGCCCACATAAAAGCACAGACGGCATACCAGTCAAGCCAAGACGAATTGCTATATAAAAAAGAAGCTAGGTCGGCAACTTATGACGCGCTGAATGGGGCTAACCAAGATATCAAAGGGATTGAAAAGCAAATGTCTGACCCTATGATAGACGAAAATCTGAAGGGTATTTTAAATATTCAGCTTTCGTCCACTCGCGACGAAGCAAAAAGATTGCGTACAGCATTGGCAAGGTCCGGGCTTGAAGGATCAGAAAAGCCGGAATCTAAAACCGGATTTGACCCGGCCAAATACCAAATTGGCGGCAAGCCAGTGCCAACGACATCAGCAGGCACTGGCGACGCGATTGCAAGCCGCAGCCAGACAGCAATGCAAGCCGCGCCGGATTCGCGTATATTGGGGCAGGTTATTATGCCAAGCATCGGGGCTAAATTCCCAATTGTGCAAGATGACAATGGCGACAAAAAACTTGATGTTTCTGGCGATGTTATTTTGCAGAATTTACGCAAAACGGTTTTATCAGTTCCGAGCGTTGAATTGAAAATGGATATTGGCGCGGCAATAAATAATCGAATTGATCAGTTGCAACAGCTTGAAAATGAGATTGCTACCAAAGAATTTAGAAATCCATTGAAACTCACAGGACTATAAAATGGATTTCGACCTAGCCGCAGCACGGCGCGATTACTCAGACGACCAAATTTTAAGCGGGTTGAAGTCGCACGGACTATTAAATTTCGACGTTGACGCGGCGCGCAAAGATGGCTTTAGCGCATCCGATATTTTGGACACTATCTACAAACCACCAGTTGAGCAACCTAAGCCTGAACAAAGTAGCTTATTGCGGCGCGCCGGGGATGTCGGCGTATCGCTTGCGCGTGGCGTTATTGCCCTGCCAGAAGCGCTAACTGGTATTGCTGATATACCAACGCTTGGGGCTGCTGGAAAGAAATTGCAGGCGGTAGGCGTTGATTTCAAAAAAGCACAAGATTTTCTCGCTGAATTTTATTCCCCGGAACAGCTCGCGGCAAACAGAAAATTATCTGAAGCAAAAGGTTTTGCAGAAAATATTAGTGCGGCGATTGATAATCCAAGCACGATACTAAATACTGCTGTTGAATCCCTGCCGCAAATGCTGGGCGGGGCTGCTGCCGCTCGAAAAATTGGCGCTACCGTTATTGGCTCCGGCTTGTCTGGCATTGCGCGTGGTGCGATTGGTGAAGGCATAATCAGCGCCGGGTCATCGGCTGAAGGTATCCGGCAGCAAACCGCAGAAGGTGATTTGACGCCATTTCAAGCAGGGTCTGCAACCGTATCAGGTGCACTTACTGGTGTTATTGGCGTAGTTGGCGGCAGGATTGCGAGGCGTCTTGGGCTTGATGATATTGATACCCTATTGGCAGGGGGTAGTACTGGCGTAACAAAGCAGGGTTTGGCGCGGCGCATTATCGGCGGCGGCATATCTGAAGGCTTATTTGAAGAATTGCCACAATCTGCGCAAGAGCAAATATTCCAAAATGCTGCACTGAATAAGCCACTTCTCGAAGGCGTAGAAGAAGCCGCAGCACAGGGCTTACTAGTCGGCGCGGCAATGGGCGGCGTGGCAAATATACGGACTCATCCAAAAACGGCTACTGAAACACCGCCACCCGGCAAAGATCAATCTGCGGCACCGCTGCTGCTGGAAAACCGCCAAGACCCCTTAATCTCGTTTCCTGATGGCTCAGTTGGTCGGCAAAGCGATTTTGAAGCATTCATCGAAAGCCTACCGGAAGCCGAGCGGGTAGCGCAGCGTGCGCGCCTAATTGGACTTGGTGCGCAAGACATTGCGCCAGAGGCAACGGTTGCTGATATCGTGCAAGCGCCAGATGTAGAATCCGCGATTGAATCCGCAACAGCTATTTTAGATCAGCCGACAGCGGCGGCGACCGAGCAGAAAAACAGTGCAATTGATTCAGATTGGAACGAATACAACAAGACCAAATTTGCGCAGCGTGAATCTGAATTCGCAGCAGCAAAAGCGCAGCAGCAGGATGCAGAACGGCAACAAATTATCAATGAGGTGGCGAATCAGAATGTTGAACAAACTAACGCACTGACCCAGGCGCAAGGATTTTATGACCCACAACAGGCAGCCATTCAATCGGACTATGAGCGAGCGCAGCAATTTCAAAACCGCAGCACTGGGCCACTGAGTTCAATCACTGGCGGCGCGGCGCAGGTAAGCGGATTACAAGTTGATGATGTGAATAGCTCAATACAACGCCTTACCGATAATTGGAAAGGCTTTTCAGGTTTGCGCACGGTGCAAAGCATTGCTGATATCCCGCCAGAAATCGCGGCGCGCTTGAGCGCTGACGCTCAGACAGAGGGGTTTTATGACCCGAAAACCAATTCAGTGTACCTAATCGCTGACGCCATTTCAACGCCGGAGCGCGCCGCATTTGTGGCCGCTCATGAGGTGATTGGTCACGGCGGTTTGCGTATGCTGCAAGATAAAAATGTGACCATGGCCGTGCAATTAGCCAGCGGTAATAAGTTTATTAATAAACTTGCAACCGCTATTGCGCAAGAGCGCGGTGGCACGCAAAGCGCCATCCATACGGAAGAGGCAATTGCAGAACTGGCAGCAGCACTTGAAACGGGCGACCTGGCAGGCATTGAATCGCGTTATGGCATAACCATTCCTGAATCATCCAAAACAGGGCTACGCGGCGCAGTGTCGCGGGTGATTGAATCTGTACGCCGATGGTTCGCCGGAGTGCTCGGCGTGCCGATTGAAGAGGTTTCAAACCGTGAAATCTATTCGATGATATCGGCGCAGATGGCGGCAGTTTCTGGTATGAGCACAAGCGGCACGGCACACCCAAGTTATCAGGGGGGCGCAATGGCATCGCAAGCGCCGCAGGGGAGTCAAACAATCATGGTGGACGGAATTCCCCGCAGTACCGTGAACAGCGACGGTAAGCCGATTGCCGCTACGCCTGTAGCCATTGCAAACTTTTGGCGTTGGTTCGGCGATAGCAAGGTGGTTGATGATCAGGGTAAACCATTGGTGGCTTATCACGGATCACGGCAAAAGTTCACCGTTTTTGATTACGGAAAAATAGGCAAGCAGGGCCGCTCTGAGGGTGCCGGGTTCTACTTCACCAATAATAAAAATGTAGCATCCGTCTACGGCAATGTAATGTCGGTCTATCTGGCAATTCAAAAACCAATGGCTTATGATGCTAAGCCATTCTCAAGGCGCGTTATTGAAAAGCTTGTCAAGAGAATTGCTGAGATTGAGGCTAATGAAAGCAGTATGGATATTGCAGATGGGTTTTTATCTAATTTTGGCGATGTTAGTTACAACGGCATTGCTTCGGTTGTGCGCGAAGCATCCATACTAATCATGCCAGAAAATACCGCTCTCGATCAATTAAGTGGCATTGTGGGTAGTGGCGTTAATCCTGAGTATGTCAATCAGGCAGCGCGGGAAATAACGGGCTATGACGGCGTGATTGCAAAAGGCTTTTCAAATGTCGGCGATGAGAAAAATACGATTTACGTTGCGTTTTCCCAAAATCAAATCAAATCGGCCACGGATAACAGCGGCGAATTTTTTTCTGAAAACCCGAGCATTCTGCAAAGTCGCGCACCCACAACCGAGCGCGTACCGAAGTGGGCGGAGAACTACACCGACGCGCAGAAAAAAATTTTGCGCAAGACAGGTGCAATTTATACCGAGCAAACATTTCAGGACAAGCTAAAGGAAATGCGCGAAGGATTGGGCGCAAAACTTCAGCAGGGCATATTTGACCAATACGCACCTATCAAGGCGCGCTTAGGCGATGTGCCGTACATGCTTGCGCGCATGTCGAAAGCGAGCGATAATGGGCTGGAGGCCATCATGAACTATGGCCGCTTGGTACTTGATGGCGGCGCAATCAATGTTGACCCGTCCAAGCCTGGTCTTATTGAAGTGCTTGCAAAGCTCAAGGGCGAGCATGAGCAATTCTTCCAGTGGCTGGCAGGGAACCGGGCAAAACAGCTAAAAGCGCAAGGGCGCGAGAATCTAATTAGTGATTCCGACATCACATTTCTTGCTGACTTAAACCGGGGACAGATGGCCGATGGCACAAGCCGAGCGCAATCCTACACCGTAGCACAACTGGCGCTTGCTACACTCAATAATTCTGTGCTTGATATTGCCGAGCAATCCGGCATCATTGACAAAGAATCAAGAAAATTATTTCAGTCTGAATTTTACGTGCCATTTTACCGCGTGATTGATGATGGCGTTGCAGGGACAACCATCAAAGGAGGCTTGATCAATCAGCAATCGATTAAGCGCTTGAAGGGAGGCACAAATAATCTTGCCGATTTAATGGGTAACATGCAAAAAAACTGGAACACACTCTTAGCAGCATCGGCAAAGAACCGGGCTGCTGCTGCTATCCTACCTAAAGCCGCTGAAATCGGTGCAGCAACTGAATTGCCGGAAGCAACTGCGCGCAACATGGCAAAATCAGCGTCAGCAAAAGTTGCGTCGTTTATGGATGAGGGAGTGAAGCGATTTTATGTGATGGATGATGACCCGCTTTTCTCTGCGATATCGGCACTGGAATTCAACGGTTACAACAATTCGGCGATGCGCGTTATGGGAGGATTCAAGAGCCTGTTAACAAGACTTGTCACGTCAGCACCGGGATTCAAGTTTTTTCGCAATCCGGTACGTGAGGCACTTTCAAGTATTGCCGTCACTAGCAAGCTTGGATGGAATCCGATAGCCAATTTCAAGGAAGGGGTCACGTTATTGCGTAATGAAGATTTCATGGCAAGCCTGATTGCAGGCGGGGGCATGATGAGGTTTGGTACGTACCTTGATGGCAATAGGGCGGATTATCTCAAGGGCATTTTGAATGCTAGGATTGATGATAAAACAATGTTAAACACGCAGGAAAAAATAAGTAATTTCTTTGGCAAAATTTGGGAAAAATACAATGAATTGGGCGACTATGGGGAAAATTTCAACCGGGCGGCGCTTTATTCGAAGTTACGCGCTGAAGGGAAAAACCACTTAGAAGCGAGCTTTGAGGCGCGTGACTTAATGGATTTCGGTTTATCTGGCGCTTGGGTCGGGGTACGTGCGCTTAACCAGATTCTGCCATTTTTCAATGCGCGATTGCAGGGGATTTATAAACTTGGGCGTGGATACAATGACGACCCCGCCAGGGTTGGCGCTGTGATAGGTGCGCTGTCTCTAGCATCAATTGCGCTGATGCTCGCCAATAAAGATGACGACGATTGGAAAAAGCGCACCGATGCAGATAAAAATAACAATTGGTGGTTTAAAGTTGGCAGAACAGCCTATAGAATTCCAAAGCCGTTTGAAGTGGGCGCGGTCGCCTTGGCAATTGAAAATTTTACAGCCTTGTTTTTGGACA